AACATGGTGGAAGGTAAAAATCCGGTTGTTACTTCGCGGTTATTGAATATTTTAATACCCGCTTCCGTTTCAAAATCCTCCCAAACACTATCGGCCTCAATTAATGGATAGTCATCCACTTCCGGGTTAAAATAAAACAACTGTCCTTTGTATTTATCCCATCCACCTGCTGCCGAAACCTGTTGTTTGATAATGTCGGGGTTAGGGTTATAGCCATCTATAAACGCGATGCGACTGCGCATTATGTTTTTCCAGGACTTACGTCCCCAGTCAAAATATATAGCATACTTGCCGGCTGTTTCCGCGCAATCACTATCCCCTATGCGGATATCCTCAAACCTGACATAACTAACCGAGGCTATTTTATAATTTGCATTATAGTTTAAATGCAAGCCAAATCCGCTGAAAAAAGCTTTGTCCGAGGCTATCGCTTTTAAAAGTTTGGCTAATGTAAGACCCTTATTATTTATAACCTGCTTACCCAGATCTGGCTGCTCAAAACCATTGCCGGCAATAAATTTTGCCCGTTTGTTCCAACAGTCCTTGGCAGTAGGAGAACTACCTGCCAATTCCAACATACGCTGGGGATAAGCATTGTCCAGATCGTAGTTTAATATGCCGTAGGTTTGATTAGGGCGTACTACTATTCGGCGTTCAATTTGTGGCAGATAGGTCTTCATGTGTTTTGATTTCGGATTTTTCGATTTCGGATTTTCTTAGGACTGATAATTTTTTCATCCTTGTCGCCGGTTTTGTATTCTTTTGCTGGATAATAAACAGCTTTGCAATGTGCGGATATCGCATCAGGTACCATTCGGCCTCACCATCCGATATATTATCGTTATCGTGCCGGGCATGTTCGCCAGGCACGAATTGATGCTTGCCGGGTTTTAATACATATTTCTTTCGATTCATGTTATTGGTCATAGTTAATGGTTCATAGTTCATGAGTAGTTATGGTTAATAGTTATAATTTATCGGTTAACACTTTTGCTATGAACCATGATCTATGAACCATCAATCATTAACAACTAAGCTACCAGTGCTTCAAGCGCGGCCAAAGTGCTGGCATAGGTTGCCGAACCCGATTCGGGTGGAATGGATACAGCGCGGGGTGGATAAGGTTCTTTGATTTTATCCGGATTGGCCAGTTTTACCTTATAGCCGCCCTCCAGGGTTTCGTCCGACGCGTTACGTTCGGCATCGGTCAGGATCAGGCCGTTTACAGCGCCGAACAGTTCGATAGCCGAATCGCCAGATTTGTAATTGTTGATAGCGATAGCCCGTACCCTACCATATCCCATAGCCATTAGCTGTGCTTTGATATCGGTAGACAGGCCCGCAATGTTGAAGTCGATCTCTTCGGTATAGCGTGGGCCCACCTGGGTTTTGTTCAGTTTGGATGTGCTGTTGAAGCTGTTATTGGTTCCGGTAAACTTGTAAACCTTAGCACTGCTTACCGCGGTCAGGTCGGTTACAAGCAGTGGGTTCATGGTGTCGTAAGTAAGGGTAATATCATCCTGGTTAAAGATGTAGATCACATCCTCAATGCCCGACGTTACCGGCGCATCTGTCCCCAGGGCAAAGCCGGCATTAATTTTATTATAGATTGGCATTTTGTTAAAAAAGTTAAAGTGGTAAAAGCAGAGATTAGAAATAGTTAAATGGTAAGTGATTAGGCAAAGCCCAACAACTTTTTTAACCCTTTAACTAAGCACTTAAATAGAACAACTCGTTGGCGAATTTGAAGCTAACGGCAGCTTTCATACGGGCTTTCATGCGTACCACGTTATCGTTGGTATAAGGTTTCATGTATACAGTTGAAAGCTCGGAAGCGTCACCCAGCAGGTCCACACCCAGGAAAAGGTTAGATGAGCGCGCGCCCAGTATGGTATTAGCTTGCCAGTGGTTCATCAGTTGCAGCGGAATGCCCAGGTAATCCATCTTCTTTTTATCGGTAAAGGCATTAAGTACATTAGTAGCCTGTGTAGCCTGCGCCTGTGCATAAGCATAGCCTACATGCAACGGTATCTGCAGGTTAAAATCATCCTGGCTGCGGTCGGCTGGGTCCAGTTGTGAGAATACACCGCTTAACACACCCAGTACGTTGCTGGCATTTATGTAGCTAACAGTGGCCGCGGTTGATGTGCCGCTGAAAGTTGCTGCTTTTCGGGTATTAATTTCGTTATAGTTACGTACCAGTTTAAAAGTAGTAGCGCTGGCTACCTGGATAAAATAGGATTGTCCCTGAACATCAATACCTGAACCGCCGTTGGTAGTATCCTTACTGGTGCCGGTTACGGCTGTGATGGTAACTACGTCGCCGTCGGCCAGTGTTGCGGTGCTGCTTACCGTTACCACGCCCGATGCGCTGATAGCTGTAGCGGCCATAGAGGTAGCCGATTTGCCTAATCCAACTTTAAACACATCTGATGCGGCTGAGATACTTGGCAATAAGCCGGTAAAGTCGGCAGTAAAGGTGGCTTCTTTGGTGGCCGATTTGCCCAGCCAGTACAAACGCTCATTGGCTATCTGTATTTTGGTTAGGTAACGCTGTACCATAAAGTCCGACAGATCAACCACGCCTTCGTAGTCGCCAAAGGCACCCGGCGACAGGCTTTGGGCTTCCCACGATTGGGCCAGTTTATCCCACTGTTCCTGTTTCATAAATTCATACACTACCGGGTCCAGGTAACTTTCGGTTTGCTGGGCGGTGGTACCCTGGTCGTTAAACAGGCCCGATGGGTCCTGGAGTTTTACGTCATCGTCCACATCAAGAATGATCTTGCGCGACTTTACGTCGTTAATTACGGTAAGCAGTCCGCGTTTTACGGAGTCGGCCTCCAGCAGCGTGCTGGCCATAAACCCGGCCAGCGCTTCGCCGGCATAGGTGTTGTTTGTAAATGTAAATTGAGCCATTGTTTTTTTGAGTTTGCAGTAGCAGTAAGCAGTCTGCAGTATTTGTTATAGTTGATTGAGTTGGATTGAGTTGATTATGTGAGCAGTTATGAATTATAGTTTAGAATAATGGAAGTATTTAATCCAATCAACCACTCACTTAATCAACTACTTAGCCACCGCTTTCTTTACCGCGTTTTTAGCTAAAGTGGTTTGGGGGGCAAAAAAGGGCTGAGTTTCGGTTTGGGCTTTGTTGCTGCGTTTAGAACCTTCGGGCATAAAGTCCGATTTTATTTCGTTGCGTACTTCGTCGCGGGTTTGTTTAAGGCGGGCGTTGGCAGTTTCCAGCGCGGCGCGGGCTTCGGCTAACAAGGTGTTTTGCGCGTGTAGTTTGGCTTTAATACTTTGGATACGGTTTTGCACATCGCCTTTTTTTAATTTATCGTCCGGCATGTCGTCTTCATCATCATCCTGTGCATCGTCACCTTCAGGGTTGGGACTAAGCTGTTGCACTTTGCCGTTTTTTACCGTGATCTTTTTGCCACTGGCGGTAGTGTAAGTGTCGGCAGGGGCGGGGATGTTCATGTCCTCGTCCTGGTACACTTCGGCGCCTTCATCCAGCTGGCCGGCGTGGTGCAGCATACCCTTATCGGTAACGGTGTGCTTGTTCATTACTTTTTTAAAGAAATTCATCATCTTATCCAACACCGAGGCGGTTTTTTCGATAAGGTCTTTGTTTTCCATGTTCATGTTGCTGTTGTTATTTATGTTTAAGATTTTGTTTATGCATCGCTGGTAAACGGCAGGGGCGCTGCCGGTACATTTTTTAAGGATGGCGCTGTTGGTGATCTGCGGCTGATAATCTTCAATCATGTCAATAAAGCCTAAATCAAGCGCCTGGTCAGCGGTCATCCAGGTGACGGAGTTGATGAAGCTGTTAATGGTTACCCCATCCAACCCGGACTTATCCATATATATCTGAGCCAGGCGCGATTGCACGATATTGAGCATCTGCACATCTTTCAGTAACTCGTCGGCATTGCCGCCCGAACCTACCATGGGCTTATGGATCATGAGCAGAGCGTACTTGCTCATGATTACGGTTTGGCCGGCCATGGCCACCACCGAGGC